AGGCGTGAGAACCTCACCCTCAAATCTAGCTACTGTAGGGCCGAGCAATTTATCAATCTGCTCTCTAACTGTAGCCACTTCCTCAGCGGTCATGTTTAACTTCTCAGGAAGAACTAGCTGGTCTGCTAAGAATATCCCACGAATAGACTTCTTTAGCTCGTTAGCCTTCAGCGAAGACAGGTCAAACCTACCCTCAAACCGGAGAAACTTAAACCTCTCAGGCTCCCTAGAGTAGTTTATGGCAGAAGGAGTCATCTTGAAGTTGCCGATAATTCCTTGGTCTGGCGCAATAAGTGGTGGATGGACTGCCGTAGCTAGACCCTTCAACTCCAACTCTCTAATCTTGTTCAGGGTTTTAATATCAGGCATAGCTATGTCAGCAGGACTCCTACCCCAAAGCTCACCAGACGCTTTTTCAAAACGCCCTATTACATACGGCAACTCATCAAACCCACTCTCTCTCACAACGGAACGGGAATCTAGGTGTATGTCAACGTTAGCAAACTTCTTCTCCATAATATCCATAGAGCCACGCCTATACTCAGCCCTAGGCAACACAACCCTAACAAAAGTAAACTTCTCGTCAGGGTTATCTTTTACACACTTCTTAATAGAGTCGGGTAGTTTCTTGCGCCCGAACATTTGCTTTGCCTGCCTAGCAGATAGAACATACTCCCAGAACACCGTATCAGGCCTTCCTCTAGCGTCCTCCGCAAAGACAAACTGCCCAGTGGGTATAGAAGTGAAAACTAACCCTCCGAATAATTGCTCGTTGTCATTATGTTCTTCAAGAAGGAGGTTAATAGTACCGAATGAGGTGAAGTCAAGGAAAGACTCCCCTATAGACATATAGAAGTTGCTCTCATGAAACGTGAAAAACATAGCGTTTGTTACGTCATGGAACCATCTCTTAACAGCAGGAGAGTTATTTAAACCAGCTAACCTGTGTCCAGAAGGAATAGATAGCCCAAACCACTTAACAGACTGTGGCGTTAGTGCGTTTTGCATAGACATAGCCATGATACGGCTAGCCTCTGGGGCAGAAGAGTCAAACATCTTGTTTGTGTGCCTCTCTGAAGAAACATGTGATGTGCTGTCTACGTTCTGCTTTCTAGGTCTAATGTAATCCCTGACATCACGGAAGAACGGTTCCCATAGAACACGGTCATTCTTTAGATTGTCGTACCGCTTAATTAACGATTTTGCGTCTTGCATATTAAGCTCCTAGTAACGCTTTAGTGCTATCCTCATCGCCTGCCCCTAATAGCCCAGCCGTGGAAGGCTTATCAGCCCTCTTACCAAATTGTATACGCCCTGCTTTAACTGAAGGTATGCTGACTCTACTCTTAAAATATTTCTCTGTATTTTCCTTCAAGGCCTTAGCTGTAATAGACTTATCGTTCACATAGTCACTCAACGCATCCCCCGGCACTCTCCCCGGTGATATAGCCTTAAAGAACCTCCCAGAAGCAGCCTTCTCAGTAACCTGAAACGGATTGTCAAACTGGAAGTTAATAAAATCTCTTACGCCAGACACCCTAAACTCTTCATCACGAATAGCCTGAAGTCTAGCTCTCTCTTGATCCTGCTGTCTCTGTATAGCTCCGTAGTCTATCTGTGGCGCACGACCACCACCTTTAAACACAACGAACTTAGATAGATACTCCATTGGGTTTTCTCTCAGCCAAATCATACTATTCTCCTAAAAGTGTTTTAGACCCGATGCTTTCTCTTGCTGGTTGGCCCATTTCAAGACCCCTGCTAGGTGTCCCTATCTTAGACCTCTTGACCGACTGCACCCCCGGCTGGGCTACTGACTCTGCCCCTATAGAATATATATCTAACGTTGCCGTGTCAGGATTGTCTACTCTATACTTCGCTAGTGTTCTAGCTTCGGCACTAACGATGCTATTCATAAGCTCCCTAGAATAACCTTGTCCCATAGGTGCATACGCAACTGGTGCTGGTTGACCAGCGTTAGCTGCCCCCTTAGCAGACGTAGGGGGAGGACTCTTTATAGGAGACACGCTCTCACCAAAATCTAAGTCTAAACCCTTGATTAAGGGGTTCCGTGTTTTCTCCATATACCCACGAATATTAGATGCGCTCTCCTTATACTCATCTAAGCTGGGGCCGCCACTCTGATAAGAGTACCCTTCAAGATTAGGGTTCTCGTACCGCTGGCTAATACCCATAGCATCACGGATGGTGTAGTCTCTCTGCCTCTGAACTATGCCACCGCTTTGACCGGGCAACAATCCCATTTCACCGGGCAGCAATCCCATTTTACCGGGGAACAATCCCATCTACGCATCCTCTGAAAGTAAACCCTTAGACGGGTCTTTGCCCACATTCTTAGGCTTAACAAACAACTTACGCTTGAGTATTTCCTCATCTTCCTCTGTAGCTTCACCAAGGCCGCCACCAATATTAGCAATGGTAGATTCCCTAGTATCAGTACTAGCCAACCGTCTTAACTTATTACGCTTCTCTAGGTCTAGCTTGGCTTGGGTTATCTCAGGGATCTCAGGAAGAGGTTCCTTAACCCCAAGATAATCTGCCTCTCTAGGCGGTGCAACCGTCATAGGGGCTGGCATTGCTGGCATAGAGCCTTTTCCACCCATACCCATATCTATCTCCTATTCAAAAATATCAAATTCAACCACAGCCGAATGCTGTAGATCCTTAACGTCAAGAAACCCCGCTTCAAAACCGAGGGTACAAGTGGACAGTGCATCAAATCCGTGAGAAGCCCAATTATGCAACGGACGATTCTTGTAACAACCATTTTTATCATCCCACTCTTTCCTATAGTTCTTTAGGCAACTTAGCCCTCTAGAACACTTACCCTCGTCAAAGTAGAATTGAGAAAACAGGTTCCTCACGCTCTCTATTTTGTCCATAACATCACTAGGCCTAGGCACTGTGTCAAAGATAAGCCCTTGCTCTCTAGCAAACTCTTTTCTAGTCTTACCAATGGTAAAATCTCTCACCTCAATATCATGCGGTGCAAGATGCCTACCGTAAAGGTAGTCCCTCTGCTTTAAGAGATTGACGTAATGCGTCAAACCCTCATCAGAGTTCTCATAGTAATCTATAAAACGTATACAGTCTAGGTGTATTTGAAAGAACCATATACAAGTAGTGTCATTAATACCAAGATCCCAAGCCGTGTGTACGGGCAGGCTCTTGATATACGGCACACTGTCTATCCTACCATCAATATATGCAGCCTGCATATGCCTAGAAAGATAGGCACCTTCTATACTCTGCTCAAATGCTTCTCTAGCTGTGGTAGGATACTCCCTTTTGACATCATCCCCAAGCTCTGAGTTCTTCTTGGAGTACCAAGCCATC